CGATGGGCGGTGCCCGCTTGACGTCACCTAATATCTATGCGTGGTCGCTCCGCCCGTGGACTACTCCTGGCTTCCCGTTCGTTTGGCGCTGGCCTACCAAGGGCAACGCGCTAACCGACGATGAATTCTGGGACTTCTACGAAGCTACAAAGCAGCTGAATTTATATGGGATGTGCTATGGGGTTCCACCGTCAAGTCTGATGAACTACGTCCGCCGGAAAAAATAGAATTGAGCGAGCTGCGTACTTTCCTTTCCTCACCCGTGCATCACAATGTGGCGCTGGGGGAGATGTGTGCAGATATGAATGCTCGACTTAAAGATTCGACGGCGACTTGGTCTACGCTTGGCCGATCAACGTTCAATCGAGAGTGGCACGACATTATGGCGCGGCTCAAACACCCCCATTTTTTCGGAGCAGATCTCTCAAATCAAGATGCCTCCATGTTCCAAGAAGCGATGTTGGAGCAAGCGGAAATTCGGTTCGAGATGTACGCCCGTGAGGAGCAAACTGACCTCAACTGGCGTCGGCTTACGAATTTGTACGTACAAATCGTTTTTTCACTCGTTGTCCTCGCACAGGGCGAGGTTGTCGAGAAGGACACCGGTAACCCTTCGGGATCCGGGAACACGATTACGGATAACACTATGATCCTATTTCGTTGTCTCGCCTACGCTTGGCTTGTCCTCTGGCAAGAAAAATATACGACGTTTGATCGATTCGTTTTCCAGGATGAGTTCCGCTACTCGTGCTTCATGGCTAACGTGCGAGGCAACATTATCGGAGACGACACTTTGCTCAACATGTCGGATCATGCGCTAACAGTGTATCACATTCGTGCAATTGTTCGTGTTATGTGGACTTTGGATATAGTTATGAAACCCGAAAATGATGAGCCGTTATCCGACTTTCAGAAACTCAGCTTTTGCTCGCATACCACGCGCACGTACTTCGGTACGTTCATTCCGGTGATGGAATTTTCCCGGGGTGTTGCGTCGTTGGGTTGGAAAGGAGCAAGCCTGCTCCATCAAGGGGGGCAGGAAGTGGCAGGTCACGATGTGCATTACACCCTGCAGCGTGCTTTGGACATTCGCCGCGAAGGGTTCTGGAATGACCAACTTTTTGAACTCGCTGACTCTTTTGTTCGATGGATCCTGAACACCCATTCTGTTTTGCTATCTAAGCCCGCGGCCA